CCTCACATATCACTGCCACTTAATTGTCCTCTTCGGATTTGTCGGGTTTCGGCCCAGCCATTCCAAAAAGGAGCATATAAAATGGCATTTCAATCAGCATCAGGGCATGGCAACCTGCCCAATGGTAATTTTTCAAGTATAATCTACTCGAAAAAAGTACAACTAGCATTTCGCAAGGCAACAGTCACAGGTGACATAACCAACAGTGACTTTATAGGTGAGCTGAATTCGGTTGGAGACACAGTTCGCATAATTAAGGAGCCTGAGATCAGTGTATCTGCGTACAGTCGTGGTACAACAATCGCAGCGCAAGACCTTGATGATGAAGACTTTTCTTTGGTAATCGACAAAGCAAACTACTTTGCTTTTAAGATGGATGACGTCGAGGAATCTTTTTCGCACGTTAACTTTCTTAGTCTAGCTACGGATCGTGCGGCTCATCGTTTAGCTGACCAACATGACCAAGAAGTTCTTGGATACATGGCTGGTTATAAACAGGCTTCTCTTCATGGAGCAGCAAATACAGTTAATGACCAAGTTAATGGTGATAAAGCTGTAGATACTGCTGGGTCGGATGAACTTTTAAGTTCAATGAAGCTAAAAAAATCTGACTTTGGAAATATTACCACCAGTTCTGCGGGTGATCATTCAATCCCACTTGCAGCACGTCTGCCAGGTGCAACCGCACTACCAACAGCAACGGCTTCACCAGCAATGCTTGTCGCTCGTATGGCTCGTTTGTTGGATCAACAGCAAGTTGATACATCAGGCCGCTGGCTCGTAGTAGATCCTGTATTTATGGAAATCCTACGTGACGAAGATTCCAGATTATTTAACTCCGATTTCGGTGAATCTGGTGGCCTTCGCAATGGTTTGGTTTTGAAGAACTTCCACGGCTTCCGTGTGTATACATCTTCAAATCTTCCAGCAGTTGGAACGGGTGCAGGTACATCAGGTACTGCTAATCAAAACACAAACTATGGAGCCGTCGTGGCAGGTCACGATTCCGCTGTAGCAAGTGCTGAACAGATTAGCAAAGTTGAGACGTACCGTGATCCAGACAGCTTCGCTGACATCGTCAGGGGCATGAGCCTCTATGGTAGGAAGATCCTTCGTCCAGAAGCAATCGTAACCGCCAAATACAACGCAGCTTAGAGGGGAACTGAAAAATGAGTTTAGGCGATAATACAACAGCGGCAGCTAGGGGTTCATCCTCCCGTGGTCGTTCACCGTATCTGGTTCAGACTATTCTGGACTATGCTACAGCATTGGCTGATAAAGGTTCGGCTCTTGCCGCAAACGATATCATTCCTGTCATTGCGGTTCCTGCTGGAACACTAATCCTCAACGCAGGTATCCAAGTAGATACCGTGGCCTCTTCAGGTACTACTACACTTGATTTAGGTACAGCCGTTGACGTTGACTGTTTCGTTGATGGATTTGACGCAGATAGCGGCACAGCGGCTGGCACATTTGCTATCCCTGCTGCTGCATACAACCCACTCTTGGCTGTAGCTGCAGAAACCATCGATGTTAAGTTAGCAACACAATCAGGTACAGCACTTACCACGGGCAAAATCCGTGTTTATGCACTCCTGATGGACGTTGCCGACACAGGCATCGAAGTAGGTACTGAAGTAGCCCGTGACCGTTTAGCATAAATTATTATGGGGCTGGCTTCACTGCTGGCCCCATTCTCATATTTAAAGGTTAGCTATGCCAAGCACATATATTAGTTTATGTAATCAGGTTGCCAGGCGTCTCAATGAAGTTGAGATCGTTGATGGTGATTTTGCTACCGCTACTGGAGTTCAGTCGGTAATTAAAGACGCAGTCAAAGCTGCTGTGGCAAAGATTAACCAAATGGAATTTGAGTGGCCTTTTAACGCCGCTGAAGAGACTGACGTTTTAGTGGTAGGTCAGGAAGAGTACATCTGGCCCACGGCTTATAAAATAGCAGATTGGAATTCGTTTCAAATACAGGCAGATGCTACTTTAGGTTCTAGTTTCACAGGACTTAGATTTATTGAGCGTGATGAGTACTACTCAAAGTACCGTGACATAGACCACACCGCAGGGGCAGCGGGTATCACGATACCTCGTTTTGTATTCCCTTCGCATGGAAATGGATACGGTGTAAGCCCTTCGCCTGACAAAGCGTATACTCTAAAATTCCGCTACTTCCTTAATTTTTCTGATATCACCAACTTTGATGATGTCACCCGAATACCTGAGAGTTTTGACACCGTTTTGGTTGATGGTGCGCTCTACCATTTGTACTTATTCAAATCGAACATGGAAGCGGCTCAAGCCGCTTTTGTTGCTTTTGAACAGGGAGTCAAAAACCTTCAATCCTTATTTATTAATAACTATTCGTCTGTGAGAGATACGAGGGTTAGCTTTTAATGGCTGACCAAATTCAAAGTTTTAAGCTTCTATGTTCAGGGGGGCTGAATTCCAACGAGAACCATCTGGACTTGTCGGATAGTGGTCCAGGTTCAGCAACACGTTTATTGAACTACGAACCTAGCTTGTTTGGCGGGTATCGCCGCATTCCAGGCTTTACCGAATACGATCCTGATTATGGTACAGTCACTGTCGATGGCTCAGTTACAGGCGATGGTAAAATCCTTGGGATTGCAATATTTAAAAATGACGTAACAAGTGGGCATACAGTCATAGCAGCCCGAAAAGATGCGGGTGCGGCTACCTACTCTTTCTATTTCCACACCCCCGATATTGGCTGGCGTAAGTACACGCTTGACCACTCTGCTTCCCGTGCGATGACCGCCAACAGCCTTACGGTCCAGCGTCTTCGCCACGTCCAATTTAACTTTGGCACTGGAAACAAGATTGTTTTTGTAGACGGCGTCAATGAAGCTATTATTTTTGATGGCGCACACTGGTGCGAGATAAAAAGTGGTAACGATGGTGGGTACACAGCAGGGAACAGCCACAACAGTGGGGGCGGTACTGCGGGTGGTGCAAAAGCTCTAAATGCACCTGCTCTTGTTGATGTTTTTGAAAACCATCTTTTCCTCAGTGGGCATGAAGCCACACGGGCGGCAATAGCACACAGCGCACCAAATGATCCATATACTTGGACCGCAGCGGCTGGTGCTGGGCAGATAGCAGCAGGATTTGATGTTGTTCAGATAAAGCCATTTCGAGACAATATGTTTGTCTTTGGAAGCAATAATATAAAAAAGATTACAGTCAACGCTAGTAACGCCTTCGCTCTTGAGAACGTCACCACAAACATTGGCTGTGTGGCAAGAGATAGCGTTTTGGAGATCGGTGGCGATCTTATGTTTCTTAGCCCAGATGGTTTTCGTCCCGTTGCGGGTACGTCACGAGTCGGTGACGTGGAGCTAGAGGCTCTTTCTAAGCCTATTCAATCAACGCTCGTTGATTTGATTGCTAACGAGGATATGTCAGAACTTACTGGCGTGGTCATTAGATCTAAGTCGCAAGTGCGGTATTTCGTAACCTCTAAAGTGGGCAATTCAATTCAAGTTCCTGGTGAGAGCGTGGGCATTATTGGCGGTCTGACTAATTCGAGCGGATCTATAGGCTGGGAGTTTGGTCAGCTATTAGGCATTAGAGCCTCATGTTGCACCTCAGATTATGTAGGCACTACTGAGTTAATTTTGCACGGTGACGCAGATGGCAAAGTATACAAGCAAGACAACGGCACTAGTTTTAATGGTGCCAACATCATCTCAGTGTATTCTACTCCTTATTTAGATTTTGGTGAGACAGAGCAGCGAAAAGAGCTACGAAAGATTAACACATTTGTGAGGGCAGAAGGCCCGTTTGAAATGAATCTCGCCGTAGATTTTGATTGGGGGGATTACGAAACATCTGTCCCCAACACATACACTCAAGCTTCATTGGGAGCGCCCACAACATATGCAGGGCGTGGGGTCACCTACAACGGTACAAATGTTGTTTATGGCGGTGCGTCCAAACCCGTAATGACAAGCGACATTCAAGGTAGCGGCTTCTCAGTTAGAGCTACCTTTGTGACCGATGGACAATCAGAACCATTTTCGATTCAAGGATTAGTCTTTGAATTTAGTGCTGCAGGGAGAAGGTAAGATATGGCAGGTTATGTAAGACAATCCGCAGCGAGTATAGTTAACGGCACAGCCATTACCGCTGCCCCGATTAACGCTGAATTTAACCAGCTACTAGCTGCATTCCATGCCACTTCAGGTCACACTCACACTGGCGGTACAGGTAACGGTACTAAAATTCCGTTGGCTACATCAGTAAGCGGATTTCTACCCGCAGCGAATGGTGGTACAGGCGGTAAGTCTATCTTTACAAACACTTCTAACCCAGGAGTGGGAGATGATGCTGCGGATGGTTTTGCTCCAGGCTCGTTGTGGGAGAACACTAACACAGGCCGTGTATACATATGCGTAGGAAATAGCTCTGGCGCAGCAGTATGGCGTGAGCTTGTTCAGGTTACAGCGAACAATGCTAACATACTTCCAAACGGCACCAATAACGTAG